CCAGTACGTAGAGCTCAAAGAGGAGAACGAAAAAGCCAACGGAATCGCGGGGGGGGGGGTACTTGTCAGCCTCTGGAGAGCCGCAAGGCGAACCTTCCGACTGATAGCGAGGACGATCCGCCGACAATTTAATAAAACCCATTAAGGGCAGGCTGGAAACGGTCTGCCCTTTCATTTTTGCAGAAAGGAGGACGCCACATGGCAGAGACAAAGAAGACCACCACCAAGAAGGCCACGACCAAGACGTCAACAAAAAAGAAGGCTCCAGCCAAGAAACCGGAACCCGAAATGCCGGAAGATATCTGGGAACAGATCCCCGGCGAGAATGCCGACCAATATGCAAAATTCTGCGCTTACAGAGACATGGCATACCAGGACGGCCGCAGGCTCAACAAGCGAAGTCTTCGGAGACTTGCGACGCAGCTGAACCTCAAGGCAGCGCGGCCACTTGAACTGCTCTCCGTCAAATTCGACTGGACAACACGGTGCGAGGCCTACGACAAAGACCTCGACTACAGAGCACGACAGGCCCAGGAAGCCGCCGTCATTAAGATGCGCGAGGACCACGCCCTGCTCGCCTCACAGATGATCAGGAAAGCCACCAAGCGCCTCCTAACAATGAGCGAGGAGCAGATATCCGCCTCCGACCTGGTAAGGCTGGCGGACGTCGGCGTAAAAATCGAGAGATTGAGCCGAGGCGAAAGCACCGAGAACCAGAACGTCAGCGGCGCCGTTTCACACAAAGGCACCGTCAAGGTGTCGGTGGAGACGCAGCACGACCTCTCCTCTCTCTCCGATGAGGAGCTGAATCAGCTTGAACAGCTACTGGGAAAGGTACATTCAAAGTCCGGCGTTTGATGCCGGAGCGCTCCACGCTGCAATCCTCCGGGAGAAAGCAGAACGGAGCCTGTCAGACTTTATCGTGCAGGCGTGGCCAGTTATTGAACCAGGCACGACATACGTGGACAACTGGCACATCGGACTGATAGCAGAACACCTGCAGGCGGTAAACGACGGAGAGATCCGTCGCCTTATTATCAACATTCCGCCCCGACACATGAAGTCCATCGAAGCCACCGTCTGCTACCCAGCATGGACGTGGGCGAAGCGACCGGAGAAGCGCTTCATCAAGGTAAGCTACAGCGACAGCCTCTCACGAAAGCACAACATCCTCACCAGAGACATAATCACCAGTCCGTGGTACCAGGACAACTGGGGCGAGACGTTCACCCTGAAGGACGACGTCAACCGTCAGAACGAATTCGAGAACAACCACCACGGAATGATGTACAGCACATCAGTCGGAGGCGCCATTACCGGTAACGGTGCCGACGTAATCATCATAGACGACCCGCAGAACCCACTCATGGCGAACAGCGAGACGGAGCGAGCCAACAGTATAAACTTCTTCAAGAACACGCTCCAGACACGACTGAACGACCCGAAGACCGGCGCCATTATTATCATCATGCAGAGACTGCACGAAAACGACCTCACCGGCTACGTTTTATCGGAAGACCTCGGCTACACCCACCTATGCCTCCCGGCGGAAGCACCAGAGCGCACGGTGATAACGTTCCCGAAGTCCGGCAAGACGATCGTCCGTGAGGAAGGCGACATCCTGAACCCGCAGCGCTTCGATCACGAAGTCCTGGCAGGTCTGAAGAAGTCAATGGGTAGCCTGCAGTATGCGGGACAATTCCAGCAGGTACCGGCACCGGCAGAAGGCGTCATATTCAAGCGAGAATGGCTGCACAACTTCTACAGCGACGGAGCCGCACCGAGCACAATGGACATACAGAGCTGGGATATGGCCTTCACAAAGAGCGAAGGATCCGCAAAGGTCGCAGGCTTTGTCATGGGACGCCACGGCGCTGATATTTACATAAAGGACCTGGTAAACGACAAGATGACCTTCACGGAATCAGTAGCGGCCGTCCGGACGCTTTCAGGCAAATGGAGCAAAGCCAGAGCGAAGGTCGTCGAGAACAAAGCGAACGGCCCCGCGATCGTGGACCTTCTGAAGAAGGAGATCCCCGGAATGGTGGACTTCAACCCGAAGGGCAGCAAGGAAGAACGTGCAATAAGCGTAACGCCTTACTTCGAAGCCGGAAATATTCACTTCCCGGATCCGAAAACGCATCCCTGGGTGGACGACTTGATCCGCGACCTTCTGATATTCCCGAAGGGCACCTTCAAGGACACCACCGACGCCCTGGTGCAGGGCATTCTCTACTTGATGGATAAGCCAACAACCACAGGCCCACCAAGAAGCACCACACTCACCAAAGAGAGCTACTGGCGCGGAAGATAACCAAAGCATTATACAAGTACGGTGCAAACCTCATAAAAGCACAGAACAATCCTCGCCTTAACCCTCAAACCTTAAACCTTAACCCTTAAATGGGTAACCTTAAACCTACAATATGGCAACCAGCACCCTGCCGGGTGCTTTTGCAATACAACCACCCGAAGAAAGGAGGAAAACAGAATGGCAAACAGCATGAAAGAACTCGGTCGCCTCGGTCAGAAACGATACGGCGGCTTTTTTTACGAGGAATTCCTGAAGGAGCTGCAGGGCAGAAAAGGCATCGCGGTCTACCAGGAGATGAGCGAGAACGACGATATCGTCGGCTCAATTCTCTTTGCGATCGAAATGCTAATACGCCAGGCTATCTGGGACGTGCAGCCAGGAGGAACCACACCAGCAGACGAAGAAGCGAGAGATTTCGTACTTTCCTGCATGGACGACATGAGCGATACCTGGAGCGATACCGTCTCGGAAATCCTCTCATTTTTAACCTACGGCTGGAGCGCTCACGAAATCGTTTATAAGCGACGCTGCGGCAAGCGAAAAGACCCGCGCCTTCGCAGTAAGTACACAGACGGTCTCATCGGCTGGCAGAAGCTCCCCATCAGAGCGCAAGAGACGCTCTACGAATGGCTGTACGACAACAACGACAATATCGTCGGCATCGTTCAGAACCCGCCTCCGGACTTCGGATTGATAACCATCCCGATCGAGAAGCTCCTGCTTTTCAAGACCAAGAGCCGCAAAGGCAACCCTGAAGGCCGAAGCATTCTACGAAACGCATACCGCGACTGGTACTTCAAGCGCCGCATTCAGGAGATCGAAGGCATAGGCATCGAAAGAGACCTCGCCGGACTTCCCACAATGACAGCGCCGGAAGGACTGAACATCTGGGACGAAGAAGATCCGGAGATGGTCGCAATGCGAGCAGCTGCAGAGCGCGTCGTTCAAAACATCAGACGCGACAGCCTCGAAGGACTGGTCGTGCCGAACGGCTGGAAGGTGGAGCTTTTGAGCACCGGCGGACGCCGACAGTTTGACACCAGCGCCATCATCGAGCGCTACGACAGCAGAATCGCCATGACGGTACTGGCGGACTTCATCCTGATGGGCCACCAGAGCGTCGGCAGCTTTGCGCTTTCCAGCGACAAAACGAAGATGTTCAGCATGGCGATCGGCTCATACCTCGACATTATCTGCGAAGTTTTCAACAACGTCGCAATTCCCGCCCTTATCGACATAAACGGCGACCATTTCGCAGGCATCACGGACTACCCGCAGCTGACACACGGCGACGTGGAAGACGCGAACCTCGAAAAGCTGGGCAACTTCATCCACCAGATGGTAGGATGCGGCGCTTTGATCCCGGACGAAAGCCTGGAAGACTTCATCAGAGACGCGGCCGGTATGCCGGAACGTCTCGAAGACTGGGACGACAAAGAAGACACCGCAGCCAGCGACGGCGGCACCGATCCGAATGGCAACCAGAAAAACCCCTCAAAGGCACCCAGCACCAACGTCTCCCCGGATGACGACAACCTCGACACCGAGGAAGAAGACGCAGAAGACCTGGAGAAAGCCAAAAAGGCACGCCAGAGGCTCGGAAGGAAGGCGAGACAATGAAACATACCCATAAGCACAAAAGGCTCGCCAAAGCCAAAACAAGGAACCAGAGGAACGCCCTGCACCGACTGAACTCATTCCTGAATGCGAATCAGCGGAAGCCGGTGCGCCTCCTCATTACCATGTGGAAGGACCAACAGCAGGCTATCACATACAAACAGCTGCGCGAAGCAATTCTCCTCGGCTATATGACCGAGGAAGAATTCACGAACTGGCAGAACGACTACGTGGCCTTTTTCAACACCCACCTCAAGCCGATAATGGAAAGCGCTGCCTTCAAAGGCGGCAAGGAGATCGCGGCCGCACTTCTTAACAACCCCGACCTCTATATGCCAATGACCACCGGCATCGACAACTGGATAACCGTCCACGGCGCCGAATGGATCACGCAGATGAGCGACGAAGCGAAAGAAGCGGTCTCCAGTATGGTCCATTACACCGCAAAAGGACACATGACCGTTGACGAACTCGCCCGGATCATCAGACCGACCATAGGACTGACAGAACCCCAGGCGCTCGCCAACGCTCACTACTACGAGAAGGTCAAGGCGAAGCTCATGGAGGATAACCCCACCATGAAGGAAACCACCGCAGCCAAGAGAGCCAGAGAAGCGGCCGCACGGTACGCCGGAAGGCAGCACCGAGAACGCGCACAGATGATAGCCGAGACGGAACTGGCGTATGCCTACAACAAAGGCGCAGACGACGCAATTCACCAGGCGCAGGACGAAGGACTGCTCCCTCGAATGAAAGCGGTCTGGAGCACAGCGGCCGACGAAGGGGTCTGTGAAATATGCGGCGCCCTCGACGGCGTCGAAATAGACCTCGGCGACAGTTTCGAGTACCCCGGACGTTCACTCTACGGCGGACAGAAGCAAACGCCACCGGCACACCCGCGCTGCAGATGCGCCGTCTGCTATGAAGAAGCAGAATAGGAGGAACGACAATGTTCACATTCAAGGAGGCTCTGAAAAACGAGCCTGTCAAAAAGTCGTCCGGAGTATCCGGGCGCTTCAAGATTGCAAAATCGGATGACGACAAACGCCTCGCCTTCGGCTGGGCGAACGTTTCCGTGAGCGCCGCCGGAGAGCAGCTGGTCGACTGGCACGAAGACATGATCGACATTGAAGAGCTGGAACAGGCGGCCTATAAATTCGTGGAGCTTTACCGCGAAGGCGGAGAGATGCACGAACGCGGCGGATGCGCCGTCCTCATCGAAAGTATGGTATTCACAAAAGAGAAGCAGGCTGCCCTCGGACTTCCCGAAGGCACCGTCCCGGAAGGCTGGTGGATCGGTTTCTACGTAACCGACGACGACGTCTGGGAGAAGGTCAAATCCGGAGAATACCCGATGTTCAGCATTGAAGGAGAAGCCATCAGAGAACCGGTCGAGGAACCGACCGAACCCGCCGAAGCATAAGCTCGGCATTTTTACGATAAACCGAGGGAGCCGCACCGTCGGCGCCCTTTGTTTATAAATTCAGCAAGAAAGGAGGAAAACCAGTGGCAAAATCGAAACTCAAGGACCTGAAAATCACGAAGGTAGACTTCGTGGATGCTGGCGCCAACCAGCAGGCGGACGTTCTTCTCTTTAAGAACAAAGAGGGAGCGCCTGCACCCGCAGCGGCAGAACCTGCTCACCAGAGCATGGTGAAGCGCTTCCTGGCGGGAGTGATGTCCATCGCAAAGCGCGAAGGCATCGAGCAAACGGAAATCGAGGAAATCGCCAAAGGATGCGACGCGGAGACTTTCGATGAGAAATTCCAATCCGCACAGCTCCGCAAGACGACCGACGAAATCTGGGACTTCTGCTATTTCCTGCAGGATAGCCTCTGCTCCATCGTCCGCGATGCCGACGTGGCAGCCGCCGACAAAGGTACGATGATGAGTCAGAGCCTCGCTGAATTCAACGAAGCGGTCACGGCCGCAATCGCACTCTGGGCAAGCGGCACACCCACAAAGGTGTTGAAATCCGCGCCCGAAATGACTGCCGAACAGATAGAAGTCGCCAAAGCAAGGCTGGCGGCTATTATCGCCAAATCCACCGGCACAGAACCTGCCGGAACCACAAACCCTGGCACCGATCCGGTGACCAAAACAACGAAAGGAGTCGACGAAGAAATGAAAATCGACAAGAGCAAACTCACCCCTGAAGAGCTCGCTGCTCTCGAAGCGATCGAGAAGAAGGCTGGCATTCAGGACGACGAACCTGCCGCTACCGACCCCGTGGCAAAGTCCACAGAGCCTGCGGCAACTGAACCCGCTGCTGAACCTGCAGCAACCGATCCCGCTCCTGCTACCGAGCCTGCCGGTAACGAGGACATCTACAAGGGTCTCCACCCTGCCGTAGCCGCTGAATTGAAGGCACTCCGCAAGAGAGCCGACGAAGCAGAGGACCGCGAGCTTGCAGAGGTAGCCAAGAAGTACGAGATCATCGGCAAGAAGCCTGAAGAACTCGTTCCTCTCTTCAAGAGCCTCAAGGCAGCCGGCGGCGCAGCTTACGACCAGATGATCGCCGTTTTGGACGCTTCCGTTCAGACCGTCGAGAAGTCCGGCGCATTCAGCGAAATCGGCAAGAGCACCAGCGGCGGTCAGTCCGACGCATGGGCACAGATCGAGAAGCACGCTGAAGCAATTCAGAAGAGTGCTCCTACGATGACCTGGAACCAGGCTATCGACAAGGCCTGCGAACAGCACCCTGAACTCGTAGTAGAATACGAGACCAACAGATAAGGAGGAGAAATCATGAGCTATTTCGGAACTACTATCAACGACAGCGCCACCATCGTGGGCGCAGCCGCAGCGGCACTCGAAAACAACGCGTTTCTTGCCGCTAAATTCGACAGCAACGGCAAAATCGCCGTAGCTAACACCAAGGGCGAGAACGCCGTCGGCTTATTCCTCGCAGCAGAGGAAGGCATCAAAGCCGGCGAGGACGTAACCGTCCAGATCAAGGAGTGCGGTCTCTGGAAGGCTGGCGAAGCCGTAAAAGCCGGGGACGAACTCACCACAGACGCCAACGGTAAAGCCATCAAGGCTACTGCTGGCAATTTCATCACCGCTATCGCACTTGAAGCAGCCAACGCCGCAGACGACGTCATCAAGGTACAGATCGTCAAGGCTGGCTACAAGAACCAGGACGTTCAGAACGGCGCCAATGAAGGCGACGGCGACGATGCGTAACCGCTAAAGGAGGATACAGACAATGAAAAACACTAACGCAGGCATCCAGAGCGCAATCGCGAAAGGCTGGAAGCCTAACAACTATTTGACAAATATGTCAATGGCGCATTTCGCCAACCCCGCAGACTTTGTCGCAACGAAGATCTTCCCGATCTGCCCCGTTGCACAGAGCTCCAGCTACTACTACAAATTCAGCAAGGCAGACCTCGCTCGCGACAACGTGAGCCGCAAGCCTGCCTTCGGTAAGGTTCAGCCTGCCATCATGGGTCAGACCGACGACACCTACAAGTGCGAAGTCGATCAGATCATCGTGGGCATCGACCAGATCGCAACTCTCGACTTCCAGAGAGCTCACGCTCCCGGCGTAGCGGATCCCCGCCGCGCGAAGGTTCGCTTCGCAACCGAGCAGATGCTCCTCCACCAGGACATCCTCTTCGCGAAGAACTTCTTCAAGGCTGGCGTATGGGCAAACGAGTACACCGGCGTCGCTTCCAATCCTACTGGCAAGCAGATGCTCAAGTTTACGGACGCGAACTTCGACCCCGTGAACTTCTTCGACGCTCGCAAGAAGGAGATCAAGCTCTCCGGCCGCAGAACTCCCAACAAGCTCTGCCTCGGCGTGGATGCCTTCAACGCATTGAAGAACCACGGCGACATCATCGAGCGCGTGAAGTACACCGGCAGCACCGCAAACCCTGCGACTGTCAACGAGCAGGTTCTCGCCCAGCTCTTCGGCTTCAAGGAAGTCGTTGTGCTTGAGAGCACCTACAACTCCGCAGGCATCGGCGGCGAGAACATGGAATTCATCTGCGATCCCGCTGGCGCTTTGCTTTGCTACGTAACTGACGCACCTGCCATCGACGAACCTTCTGCCGGTTATATCTTCACTTGGGATATGCTCGGCAACGGTCAGCACGTGGCATTCGACCAGTACGAAGGCGAGAAGGGCACCCACAGCGAATTCATCGAAGGCTTGATGTCCAGCGACATGAAGAAGACCTGCGACGACCTCGCTATCTACTTCAAGGAATGCGTATAAGGAGGGGCGAACAATGAACGGCTATATTGCACTTAAATCCATTACTCTCTCCGGCGTCGATTACGCCGCAGGAGACAGCATCCCGGCTGACGCCGTTCTCCCTTCCCGCGTTCCCGCTCTTATTCGTACCAAGTCCATCGCTCGCGCAAACGAGCGCCCCGTAGAAGCGCAGGAAACGCCCCAGAACGACGCGAACGACTTCGGAGGGGTAAACTTACCCATCCAGACCGAAAACGGCGTCCTGGAGCTTCCTGCGAGCGGAGAGGACATCGTAAAGGCGGTAGAGGTCATGCAGATGAACGCCGAAGACGCCGCAAAGGCAGTCGGCGACATTGAGTCGGAGACGACTCTCATCATTATTGACGCCTGCGAAAGCAGAAAGACCGTCAAAACAGCCGTAAAGGCAAGAGCGGAAGAACTCAACGCAGCAGCTGAAGGCGACGATGAAGACCAGGAAGGTCAGAACGGCGCTGACGGCACCGGCACGGAGGGAGACACCGAAGACGGCGGTGATGAGTAATGGCACGATACACCTACTCATACGACGCCACCAAAATCGGCGAACGCGGAAAGGATAGGATGCGCTTCGAGCTCGGCGACATTATGGTCGAAGGCATGGAGCAGACGTCCGCCCTTTCCGACGAAGAGTACAACGCCATCATCCAGGCATACCCCGGCAAGTGGAAGAAGGCGAAGCTGGCGCTCATCGAGAGCATCATGCGGCGCTTTTCTTACGAGGTGGACACCGACGTGGGTCCGCTTTCCCTTTCCCTTCGCCAGAGATATGACGACTGGAAGGCGATGTACGACCAGCTGAAGAAAGAGGTCTGCGCGGCTACCGTTCCCAGCGCAAACCCGGCGGCGATAAACGGTGGTCATTACTTCACAGAAGGAATGCACAACAACCCGAACGCCGGAGGAACGGAGGCGAAAGGAGGCGGCCGTCGTGTTTTACCATAGACCTGAAAACCTCTGGAAGGATTTCGTGGTCGAGAGCAAGACTGAAAGCACGACAAGCCGAGGACGCGCGGCAAATTCCTACGATACCGAGCACCCCGAATACATCCACGCCATATTGTGCGGCGCCACTCCCAGCGAGAAATTGAAATACCACCAGATGGGACACCCGATAACCCACGTTATAAGCCACCGAGGAAAGCCGAAAGCCAAAGAGGGCGACCGGCTTATACTCCAAAATCGCGCATTTTATGTGCAGGGC